GGTTCACGAGCCGCATTTTCAATAACAGTCCGTCCCTTAGCTTTTACTGCAGCAATCATGGTGTTAATAGTTGCACCAACGCTGACAGTATCCATGTAGATACTTGCGCCGTGAAGTCCCTTACCCTGAGCAGACAAATTCATATTGTCTCCCTCATAGCTCACCTTGGCTCCCATGGCTTCAAAAGCTTTTAAGTGAAGGTCAATCGGACGAGGTCCCAAACCACAACCACCAGGAAGTCCAACTGTAGCTTCACCAAAGCGACCTAACAGACTTCCATAGAAATAATAAGATGCACGAAGGCTATTGATCTTGCCGTAAGGCATTGGAATATTCTGAACACCTCTAGGATCAATCTCCAAAACATCATCGTAGCGTTTTACTTTCGCTCCCATGATTTCCATAATCTCTACAAGACTAGCAACGTCTGAAATATCTGGGACACAATCCAAAGTGACAACATCATCTGCCAGTATAATAGCAGGGATTAATGCTACAACACTATTCTTAGCACCGCTAATGGTGATCTCACCTTGCAATGGATGTCCACCATTGATGACAATTTTTCTCATGTTATACTCTTTCAAAATTTACTAAAAAGGTCTTTACATTCTATTATACCATAGTTCTCCTATTTTTCCCATTTCTGTTTAATAAAATTCTCTCTCTTTTTATCTTCTAAGATAGAAAAAAGACCTATCACACAAGCCATGAAGCTTGATATGATAGGCTTTGAAATGTTAGATTAACGTACTGTACGGATACGCCGACGGTGTGATTCATAAACCATAATAAGACAAAACCCTTGTAAAATAAGTCTTTATACGTTATAAATTACATATAATTTTTACCATAAAAATACAAAAGTTTACACCTTATGCCCCTTTTTTGCCCCTTTCAATCTGGTACATCATAGTTGAATGTCCTACGATGTCACGATATTTCCAGCTTGTTACCAGATAATCCAACAGCTCCTTATCTTCAATTTTAAAATCTAACAAAAGGAGTAGATTTACCGTGTATTCATTTTTTAAAAATGGCAGTCTATAAGTCACTGCTATCCAGTGCTCAAAGCCTAGCTCCGTTTTCTCAGTACTTGTTTGTTTAATTTCTAAAATTTTCATATTTTTATCCTCCTACTTATCTATTCGTAAAAAAATAAAAAAGTAGTGAAAAATCATTACTTTTTTATTCTGATACTACTTTCAGAGAAATAGCTTGGATTTTAAATCCAACCCTTTTTAGACAAACAAAAAAACCGCAAGCATAAGCCTGCGGGTCATTAAGAAGAAAAATAGGATCTCCTTTCTTTTATTTAGTAGTGATCAAGCCGTCTGGCTCAACTGTGAACTCTGGCTTATCTGCCATGCTGCCATCTGGTTTGAGATAGTACCAGCCATTGCCATATTTGACAAATTGATCGGATTTCATATCTCCATCTTTTTCATCAAGATAGTACCAAGTTTCACGGTATTTCACCCATCCTTTAGCCATATGACCGTCTGATTTGAAGAAATACCAACGGTTATTGATATACATCCATCCTGTGACCATAGCGCCGCGTTTATCAAGATAGAACCAGTCTTTACCATCATTAAACCAACGATTGGTTAGGCAATAGCCACGATTATCAAATCGGAACCACTCCCCATTGATTTTCTTCCAGCGGTCTGTCGGATAAGAACCATCCGACTCCTCCCACCACCAACCAGTTTCATTGCGTTTCCAGCCAGCTTCAGACAGACCACCTTCAATATCTTTCTTGAATTGCTCACGACTGATTCCCCATTTTGCAAGATAAGGATATGGGTCAACGTGATCTGAGTGGTTGTTTGGTTGATTGTTAGTGCAATACTGATGCGTTTTAATGCCTGCAAGGCTACCAGAGTCAAGCGTTTTAGGAATATCAGCTTCGTCCGCTAGATTTCGCAAAAGTTCAATATAGAGCTTATAATCACGCATGAATTCTTCTTTTGAACCATGGCTTTCAATCAATTCAACTGCTGCATATGTTTCGGCGTTCCAACCGCCACCTACGTCCCAACTTCCATTATTTACAGGCCCGACCTGCATCACACGACCATTTCCTACAACGTGAGAGAAGAATCCAAGTTCAGGGTCTTTACGATAATGGTAGTCCGCTTCATTTTGTGCGGTTGAGTTGCGATTTCCTGTTGAGTGCGCATGGACTTGTCGATAAGGTTGTACACCGACCTGAGGCAATCCTTCTCTGTATCTACTTGTATCAATATCCATTATTGTTCCCCTTTCCAAGCATCGTTCATTTGCTTGACAGCTGACTCAACAAATGTATCTAAGTCCTTATCGGTCATGCTGATGTTATATTTGGTCAGTTCAGCACGGATTTTAGTTCGTGCTTGATCAAGTTTCTCTTGACCTTTATAGCCAGTTTCAGAAGCGACTTGCTCCACGGCATTGACCGCATTTTTGGCCAAGATTTCGACAATCTTGATGGTCTTTTCTCCACCTTTTTGAACCAGGTAGTCCTTAATCGATTTGACTGCGATACCAGTCAAAATGACTAGGATGCTGACTGCTCCGTTGAGTAAAATTTCGTTAATCTGTTGCATTTGTATTTTCCTCCACAATTTCCAATTCCAGAAATTTTTCATACAGTACCTTGATGGCTCCATTTCCACCAAGTTCGACATAACTTTCATATAGACGAGACAATTCCTCAATCTCATGCTGATTGGTATTGCCTCGTCTAATTGCTTTTTTTAGGTTTTCTTGCAATCGAAAACGCTGTAATCTTTGAAGACCTTTTCCAATAACGCTCAAACCTTTGCTATTATCTTTGCCGATAGTCTCAACATTCGAGACTGTCTTTTCAATGGCACTAATTTTATCAGATAAGAGACTGATTTGTTTGTCAGTCTCTTTTGTGTTTTGCGTGCTTTTGAAAGAAAAATAGCTAGGAATGATCACGATTAGAATCGGACTCAATTTATCCAAAAATGCTAGTAATTCCAATCAGACCACTTCCAATCTACTGTGCAGGAACTCGAGTAGTTCCAAGATTGCTTTCGTTTTTCTGGCCTTCCCACTTCCAAATTGCAAGAAGCCCATTTTGAGATGGTACGCCTTCAAGCTGCTTGAGAGATTCGCCTTTGTAGGTAAAAGCCTGATTTGTCTGAATCAAGACACGCTTTCCTTCGCCATTCAATTCGACATGTTCAGAATCTTCAATCACAAACATATCACCTGGTTGATAAGCTTTGCCTTCCTCTGCAACTGGGAAGAGTTCGACAAGTTCCTTATAAGTTGTTCCATAGGCAATTTTCTCACCCATGATAGAATCTTGAGCCATGACACGTACGACTTTATCGATTTTATTTGCAAGCGCAGAAAGTCGGTCCTGTTCGCTCTTATTTTGCGCAATCTGTTGCTCGGCTTGTTCAAGCTTATTCTGAGCCTGCACAATCGCAGCGCTTGGGTCCAATTCAGACTTGAGAACATCCAACACCGCTTGTATCAAGACATCATCTGGTTCGTTTGTACGGTCTCCGGGGAATGATCGTGAGTTAGTGCTGTAGCGACTGCCTTCTGATAGTTGAATTTCTACAACGGTCTCAACGTTTGAGCCAGAAATTCTTAAGTACGGTCTTGTTGATAAATTATAGCCATTGATTGCCATGTCTATTCTCCTTCTGCTGGTTTAGTTTGTTCATCAAGCAGAGCTTCCAGCTCATCCACTCGTGCTTGAAGTCTTTGATTTTCAGCCAATTGTTCTTCCAGCTGAATGCTCAAGAGATTATTTGCAACCATTGTACCGTTTGATGTATCGGATAAGTCGTTGATTGTCATCCGAAGTGCGCGGTTAAGCTGTTCTGTATTCATTTTCTAAGTTCTCCAATCTGTGTGTTAGTTTTCTATTTTCAAGAGCGAGCTCCTGAATAGCTTTGAGTGCAATATTGGTCAATCTGAGATTGTCTAAGTTCAGCGTATCTCCATTCTCATAAACAAGAGTAGGATCTACCGCTTGAACTTCCTGAGCAATCAGACCAATCTTTGTATGTGCTTGTCGTGGTCTATCCTCTTGCTTCTTCCAATCGTATTCCTTGAATTGAAATTGTTGGATATAATCAAGAGCCTTATGTTTACAATCAACAATATTTTCCTTCAGACGTCTGTCTGAGAAGTGCTGATTGACAACTGACCACAGGCTATATGCCGTACTATTGTAACTATAGTAGATGTCATTCCCTGAACCACCGAAGCTCAAAGATACATTGTCTGAGTTCCAGAATCCAATAGTCCCTGTTGTTTTACCATTGACACTGCCTTTCCCTGTCTTGAGCCAACCGATTCCCTTTGCATTTATGTAACCCTGTACAGTCATAAGGAACTCATCTGTATCTGTTGCAGTATTTCCAATTGTAAAATCTGAATCCCTGTAGAGAAAAAGCCCATAAGGAACATTTTCCCCACGGCCATAGGAGCCGATAAATTGAACCCCTAATCCATCTTTGGAATTAATTGTTCGTGGTACATTAATCTGTAAACCACCGTCAAGAGCATCAAAAGAACCATAAGAGCCTAGTTGGATTTTAGTGTGACCTGTCAATGTTCCACCAAAGATATTCGCACCTCTAATGGTTCCACCATAGATCCTATCACCGCTCAAAATACCTGACCGAACCTGACTTGCATCAATCGCAACACTCTGAACGCGGTTGATAAAGGCTTGCTTGGCAAATAGCTGACTCAAGTAAGCTTCATTTGCGACCAGCTTATTAAAGAAAGCCTGGTCTACCTTCAATTTTTCAGCTGTGACCGCTTCAGCATCCAAAACAACCGTTGTCACTGAACCGGCTTCAAAATTGGCTGTTTTCAGCTTATCAACCATAGCAGACTTGATAACGGCCTTATCAATAAGAGTCTCGCCAGTAATGTGAGTTAATTTTCCATCAAGTCGATTGTGGCCATTGGCCCCAAGATTGATTCCTGAAATCAAATCACCTGCGCTGTTGATATTCTGGACGGACCATGAACCAGCCAGTTGAGTCATTTTTGTTTGAGTTGCTTCAAGCTTCGCATTCGCATCTGCTACTGCATCTTCTGGATGTGGTTGCCATGGTCTAGGTTTGTAGCCTTTGTACAAGTCAACTTCCGTAATGTACAAATCAGCGGTTCCTGATGATGAACCATTGTTATCAAAGCGAATATAGGCATTATCCATTTCTCCAGAATTGAAAGTTACTGAAATATCTTCGCACCTAGCGGTAGATAGTTTCTTACCACTAACAATTTGCTTAATGATTGTGAATTCATTACTCTCGCCTACTCTTCGTCCCAAAATAAAAACATCATAGCTTAATAAATTACTATTGTTAAATCCTCGAAAATTCAGTACATAGTCAGTGTTTCGTTCAAGGTCAAAACGAGGACTACACAAAAAGTTCTCGTTTTTGGTTTCATTGCTTAAACGCATAAGATCTTTCTGCCCATTGCGATAAAAACCATGCTTAACCAATCTTCCTAAATTTTGGGTTGAGGCCCATTCATTCGTACCATTTTTAAAATCGCTATTCTTAACAAGGTTAGGACCACTCACACTATACTTTCCAACCTCGACTTGAAATAGTTGATTGGTCAGAGCCATTCGAGCTACCTGATCAGCAATGCCATCTTCAGTATTCCCTAAAATCCGTTCGTATAGCCGACTGGTTTCTTTCACACGTTGAAAATCGACTTGGTTAGCCTTGCCAGAAAGCAGTGAGGTGATTTCAGTAAATCGACCGTCTACTGCATTTTTGTAGGTCGCAATCTGAGTAACGATCGAGCCATTTTTTGGGTTAGTGATAGCTTCGAACTTGCGTTCAATGGCCCTCACATCTTCCTGATAGCTTGCCTTCCCGACAAAATCACGATTGACCAACTCACGTACAGCTGTCGCTTGTTTCGCACTCTCCTCACGAGTGTAACGCTGCAAGGCTTCCTGTCGCTGACCATCTTGACCGACATATTCCTGAATAGATGATAAGTCTGTCCGCAAGCCCTGAGCCGTTCGCTCAAAAGTAGCCTTAGCTTCAGTGATAAGGCCCTCAGTATCTTCTAGGGCTGGTGACCAGTCGGTCTTAAACGAGCCTTGCTCTACTTTGACCTCCCAAACACTTTTCAGCTTTTCCGGGTCTTTGCGATAGGTATTGACCCGCAGATGGTAGGTGCCTGTCGGACGGCTCCAGACAAATTCTGTGCCAGTTGTGCCAGTTTTGGCATCTGACACAATTTGATACTGCGTAACAGCCTTATCCATCAGCCACAAGACCACATTATCTGACTCTTTTGAGCTATTGTGATGAGAAGCAAAAATTCCATCCGTCTTCGCCGAAAGTCTATATTTCTCATTTTGGACAAGGTGTATAGATGTCTCGTTGTGATATAGCACTTGATTATCAAAGTTCGCAGGGTTTCTGTCTGGCTTAAATGGCCCTTTTGAGCCTCTTAACAGATTTCGTCCACCAACTCGCAAGCTCGAAAACTCTTCTCGCAATTTCCCAGCTTCAGCCGTTACCAAAGTCTTATCTGCTTTATCCTTGGTTGCGTTCAGGATTTCCTGACGGATAGAGCCAGCTCGCACCTCAAATTCTGCCAGGCTCAACATCTGTTCTAGCTTGTTCTGCGTGTTTGTTTCAAGACTCTTCACAGACTGTCTGATATTCTCAGCAGTCACATTGAGCGAGCTGATATCCGCTTTGGTTCTCAAACCTTCAGTCAGGCGGTTCACACCAGCATCAAGCGAATCAGCACGCTGCTTAAAGTTAGATTCTACTACCGAGACACGGTCTTCCTGGTCCTCATATGCTGGTTGATAGGCTGGAAAATAATTGCCAATCGATAACATAGCGTTTTCGATGACTACCTGCAAACCAGCTGGAAAACCGTAATTCGTCCCAAAACGAATAAAGACATTGTTAGTCTGATAGGTTTCGGCAGCGCCGGACAAATCGATTGTAAATTCAAAATGCTGGCGCTCGGTTGTTCCGCCCTTGAAAACTAGGTTTCTATAGGCATACCATGGATGGGCACTAAAATGAACATTGGCTTGTATATCTTTAGCTAGTGGTACTGGAAATGTCACGTCAAAAGCTATGCGAACATAATCACGCTTGAACCTGTCACTGTTCTTCCAGAAATCAGGAACTATGAATATTCGGTAGTCGTATGTCGCTTGATCTCCTGTAGTAACCGTTCTTGAACGTGAATTCCTGAAGTAATTCCGTGAACTACCTGCTTGCACACTTGCTATCTTACTTGCCAGCTGCTCGCTAGTCTGCGTGAGTTCAGACTTGCTTGCCTTACCATTAACCAAGTTGGTCAGCTCTGACAGCCTGCGAGTCGTTGTTTCTTCATACGTCGCTTGCGCTGACTTCACTCCAGCCAGTTCTTTTTTTGTCTGGATCAGTGCTTCAACCTGCTTGGCAATCTCAGCTTCGGCCTGCGCCTGCTTCGGTCGAATATCATTCGCAATGGTCCGTTTCAGCACATCCAAGCCACCCGACAAAGCAGCCTGAGCGCTCGTAGCCTGTGACTTAAATGCTTCAAGTTTTGCAATCGAATCCAGACCAATCCGCTTCGCTTCTTGAGCGAGTAGACTGCTGGCACCAGCATTTTGCAACGCTTCTTCAGCTCTACGCTTGGCTTCTTGCAGAGGTCCATTGTTAAAACTGCTAAAGCGCTGATTGATAATGTCAGAGAGTTCTCTCTTGACTTCTTCTGCTCTTGCTTTGGCCAGTTCGACTTGATCACTAAAATCTTTTTTGATTTTTTCAACCTTATGGTCAAACCCTTTATCTGCTTCCTCGATTTGATTTTGAATTTGAGCTTCAAAGTCGTTGAATTGCTCAATCTTCTTCGTAAGTGTTCCTGCGTATGAATACTGCGCATCGTTGCCGGCTTTACTGTCTGCGCTGATACGACCACGCAGACCGCCCTTAAATGTGAATGATTGGCTCAAGATTGGCGACTTGAACGTCTCGCCCGTGTTTGTCTTGACGGTCACCCATTCGCCCACGTTAAGCAAGAGGTGACCTTGATAATTCAAATTAAACGGATAATAACGAATGTCCTTGATTTTGTGATAAAGGTTATCCAAAACCGCTTGAGACATGAACAGATTGTCCAATTCTAACGAGCGACCAGTTCTCAAACCCACCGTGAGCGTCTCTTTATCTTTTTTACAAGTTATCCCTGCAATCTGATACTCGATTTCGCTCTTGGTCAATCCGTGCATAAAGTAGCTGTCTGCTGTAATCGTGATACCTGAGTCAGTCAGTTCCTTGATTTCGAGTTTTCCTTCTCGATTGAAAAAACAAGACATCCCGAGCATCTGAGTAGCTAGGCTCAAAACATCTCTGAATGTCATCTTTTTATCTTTCGGAATCTGATCGATTCTGTAATTCATGGATGTAATATCCATGTATTCATTTGCTAACTCTATACCAGTCTTCAGACAAATTTCTTTGATAACGTGCCTGATTTCAGCAGGATAAGTCAAGTCCGTTACATGTTCACGGTTAAGCTTGAACATCCCATCCATAAGGTCAAGCTTGGTCATTTTACGATTTCGATCAATCTCAATATCATTGATGAAGTATTCACCCATTTTGACCCATTCGTAGGTTCCGTCTACCAAAAGACCGATTTCAGGATAAACCTTATCTAGCTTATTGAAAGTGGTAATGATGCTCGTAAAGACGATTTTAGCACTACCAGCGCACGTTCCACCCGGCTTGTAGGTATCACCCTTGATATAGCCATAATCAAAATGAGCCTCTTTAATATCGCTTGACTGATATCGCCCTACTCTGATAGCGAAAGTACGGTTTTTAGCAAACATAGCTTCATCAAATTTCTTACGTCTAAATATATCCATGTTCTAACCTACCTTTCTACCAGATTAAATTTTGCGCCAGACCACGGCTTAAATTGCTCAGTGAATGAATAGCTCGGAGCTGTTCTGTCTCCGACATAGAAAGTCCCTGTTGTTTGACCTCTTACAGGGTCGGGATAAGAGACTTCAAAAAAGACCGATGAAACGGCATTTAAAAGCTGACTCATTTCATCTTGAGTCAGCATGCCCCATTCACAATCTAACTTTCGCTTGGTCGTGATACGGTCACGGACCATGTCACCGTTAGCATTTCGGCCTGTTTCTCCGTCAATATCTTGGATACCGACTTGGAATGATTTAGGAGGCTTAACAGCCACCCCATTGATAATTAAGCGTGCCATTTTACCTCCCTTTAAATCTTAAGCAAGACTTGTCCTGCACGTTCTTGTTCCCGATTGATTTCTTGGATGGCCACACGACCAAATTCGTGTCCGCCGATCACGATGACGATGTCGCCGCTACCGCTGAAGCCTCCAGATTGTGGCAAGCCACCGCCCAAGGCATTGACTACAGCACCACCTACGATGCGACCCATAGTCTGTAAAAATCCAGTATTTTCAAGAGGCATAACGACTTCTTTACCAGCTTCACCAATCATGGCCACAGTAGGGCTATCAACGATACCACCACGAGCAAGACGAGGCAGACTCACATATCCAATACCACCAAGAGAAACACCTGGGATCTTGTTAATCAAACCAATGACGCCATTGATCATGCCGATGAAGCCATTGACTACATTCTCAATCGTTCCAAGAACCGCATTAACTGCACTCTTAAATGCCCCACCTACTGCGCTACCGACCATTTGACCAGCATTCACGAAGATATTCTTGACTGTGTTCCAAACACCGCTAAAGAAGCTACCAATCGTGCTAAATGCGTTCTTGACTGCTTCAAATGCTGTTTTGAAGATATTCCCAAACCACGTAGCAACGTTAGCAAGTGCAGTCGTCACATCGTTCCAACGCTCACCGAACCAGGTGCCGATTGAAGAGAATACATTTGTAAGGGCGTTCCAAGCCTTTTGGAACATATCACCAAACCATTTAGCTACGTCTGCTAAAACAGTTGTGATATCATTCCAGCGCGCTGCGAACCATTCGCCAATCGGTGTGAAGATGGCAACGATACCATCCCAAATTGCTTGGAAGATTGCTACAATCGTATCCCAGATAACTTTCAAAGCTGCTACTGTTAAATCTAACAAAGCTGTGAGAAGTGCTGATAAGATGTTCATGATAGCATCGCCCGTTTCGGTGAAACCCTCAAAAATCTTATCCATGTCACTTGTGAGAATACCAGTGATAATATCAAATACACCCTTAAGAAAGTCCGCTATGCCTCCGAATATATCAGCAACCGTATTGAATAATACACGGAAGACTTCCCCGATATATTCAAGAGTTGGAGCTAGAACTCTCGTCAATTGCTCAACGAAAAAGCCAATCACAGGACCTACATAAGCATTAATGACTTGTGACATTTCTTGGAAACTTGCGACCATCTCCAAAATCTTTTTAATAAATGGAGAAATGTGCTTACCAATCGTCTCGGAGAAACCTTTGCCGAGTTTCTCTATAACGGGCTGAATATGATTATTCCAACCTCTTACAAACAAGCCGATAATGCCTGATATAGCTTTCGTTGATGATTCGATCGATGGTCTAATATAATTATCATACACACGACTGATTGAGTCAGACATATCATTGATTGCTTGTTCTGCACTCTCAAAGACAGGAGCGATAGCAGATAGGGCATTGGAAAGTGCATTGGCGATACCAGGCATGTTATCCGTAATAATTCGCTCGATTCCTTGCATGAGGTCGCCACCAAGTTTGAAGCCAATCTCTACAATGCTAGATTGAATTGCTAGAATGGCAGACACAATTGAACTTCCAATACGAATGGCTCCATCGGATGTGATTACGTCATAGAAGCCGTCTGCGAACGCCTGAGCAATGTTTCCAGCCGAAGCAAACATATTGCCCGTATTCTCAAACTGAGCTACCAGCGAACGGATAATATGTTCTTTTTGACGTTCTAGACCATTCGCTATACTTTCAGCAAGAAATATACCAATACCAACTCCAATTGTACCGATAGAACCCACTATCTGCCCCAATGCATAAGCGATTTTCTCGGTCATGCCATTGAAAGCATTAACTACTCGTGGATCAGTAGCAATTTCTTCAAGAGTTTTTTTGATTCTACCTAAAGCATTCTTGATGCGTTCTAGACCCTCGGCTCTGAATGCTGCAGAGAACCCTTTGCTAAATAGGTCAGATAGACCTTTCAGTCTATCTCCAAGTCCATCGAAGATGCTCTTGAATTGGTTATCCATGTCAGTGAGCGCGACTTCTGGCAAGATGTCTTTAAAAGGTCCGCTTCCGCCTTTGCCTTTCTTACCTTTGCCTTTGCCACCGCCCCCACCAGAACCACCAGAGCCTCCGTCGTCTGTGTCGTCTTTCTTGTTTAAAAGCGTGATTTCATCAAAACCAGCTAGGCCAAGCAGTTCTTTGACTGCTTTCTTGGCATTTTTGGCAGAATCTCCGAGATTGTCAGCTAGACCACCTGAAGCATCATCTGCATCGTCCATGGCATCAGCGAGGTCTCCTGCGCCTCCTGCTGCATCTTGTAATGCTCCGTTCATATCTCCGACTGCGCCAGCTACGCCGTCTTTTACAGTGGCTTTCTTATTGAACATCAACGCGATAAACTCAGCGAGTTTAGCAGTCACGTTCTTCAAAACCATAGCGAATGAGTTCAAGACTGGCATGATAGCGTTGATAATCGGCAAGAATGCGTTACCGATGTTCAAAGCAGAGTCTTTCAATAACGACTTGAACAAGCTGATACTACCATTGACCGATTGTGACAAGGTCGTGCCATATTTAGCAGTCGCCTGCTCCAAAATCGCCATGAGACGAATCTGTTGCTGTGTTTGATAGTCGAGTTGGTCCCAGCTCTGGCCGTTTGCAAAACGTTTGAATGCTTCAGTCGATTGAATCATGGCCACGTTGACGTTAATTCCTAGATCCTCAATTGCTTCCGTGTTCCCTAGTAAACCAGAGCGAATCCGCTCCATAACGTCTGTAATGCTACGACCAGAACCTTCAGCTACTACTGCCGATGTCTGAAGCATCTTAGAAGTGTAGGCGCTCAGTTTGTTCGAGTCTTTGATAAAGCCAGAAAATAGGTTTGAGTATACTGCCCCATATTTTGTTGCTTCACCAACACCCATATTCATAGCGTTTGCGTTGTCATTGACCCATTTTAAGAATGTCTGCGAGCTCTCGCCCATCTGACGCTTGATTTGGTTAATCGATGCTGTAACTTCAAGAGCCATCTGCGTAGAGTACATGCCGACATCTAACAATTTCTTGCCAAGATAGGCAAAGCCAGCGAATTTAGCTAGCTTACCAAACACACCTAGCATTGAGCCAGACTGTGCCTTGATTTTGTTGGTTGAGGCTTGTACTTTGCTAGAGGCATCTTTGACCTTGTTCTCGACTTCTTTCATCTTGCTTTTGAAAGGTGCGATTTCAGCGTCAATCATAACCTTGAGCTCATCAAGAGTAACTCCCATCTATTCTCCTTTCATTTTCATTTTTCGATTGTGACTTTCAGCAAACATGCGCATGCGTTCCTGGTGCAATTTCAGCTCTTGTGCCAATCTCGCTTGTTCGACCTGCTCTCGCTCTTTCTCAAAAAGTTCAGGAGCGTAATCCCAAACGTCAAGCGGTTTAGCATCTTTTGAAAGCAAAAGAGAAACGTTATTTGCTATCATCTGCGAAAGTCTGTAAGATTCAATAATCTTTTCTTTTTGCTTTTGGATTGTGACACGATTATAGCTCTCAATCATCTCTCTGATTTCAAGTACCGTCAAATCCCAAAAATCGAGAGGCTTGCCCCCAATGTCCAAAAACATCGGGTATAACCTCTCGACCATTTCTTTTACTGATGTAACTGCAGTCGATTCTAGTCGACTACTTCCATTTTCTTCTTGGGAGTTTTCTTGCTTGCTTTCTCCCGTGGCATAAAACCCGATACTTGAAGCATCGGCAAGATAACGTCTGCCATGAATGCTGCCTGATCTCCACCATTATCGACATAATCATCATATAGATCAGACACGTCTTCGAATGAAATTCCATGCTCGAACTTTTGAAGTGCTCCATGGGTCAATAACAACATGACTTTTAGAGGGGGTAAAGCAAAGGCTTCACCCTCAGATGGCATGAAGACCTTGAGCAAGTTTGCTCCGATTTTCTCTTCAACTTTCGTTGCTTGCAAAGACGTGAGGCGGAGCTTTAACTCCTTATCCTCACTGACTTTCCAAGTTGCGTATGGTAGAGCCATCTATTAACCTCCCAATCCGTCTGTAAATGCGAGTTCAGACTGCAATGCGATCTTGAGCGTGAATTCGATAACAGAGTTCACTCCGCCACCGCCCAATTTAACGGACACTTGACCTTCAAATGTGACCTTAGTACCGTCTGGATAGGTTTGCTCAAAGTAGAGTTTCTTCTTGCCGTCTGCTGCCTTACGCAAAACACGATAAGGAGCAGTTGCGCTTGAGTTGTCATAAGCGAATTTGTACTCAAGTTCTCCAGCGTCCCCAATACCAAATTCGTATTTCTTAACCTTGTCTGCAAGAGTAGTATTCTCGACTTTTTCAGGTTCAATACCGAATTCAGGTACTTCTTTCAAGCCTACAAGGTTTTGATAATTGCCTTTAGTTTCACTAAAAGCAAGCTTAATTCCGTTTGCTAACATGTTTAGTTCTCCATTCTGTATTGATAAACCAATTGTGAATTAAGGTCAACGATTCCTTCAAAGCGCATTAACTTGTGACGCAAATGCGACGGGTCAGGCACGTCTTGACAATCTGTTCTTCTCAATCCTAAAGATGCGAAGATTTCATTGATTTTGACTGCTAAATCGCTTGTGCTATCTTTGTCGAAGATGTCCACTTTATAGCGGATATGCGACTTCTTCTCTTGGTCATCGAACCATTCACCTGGTTTATTTTGTTCTTCCAAAAAAATGACGACTGGGACATTCTCCCAATCGTCTGGATAAGTGTCGGTTACATTATCTGCGACCTTTTGTAATTCTTTGTAAATTAAGGGTTTAATATTAATCATTTTATCTGTTCTCTTATCTTTCTGCTAACGTATTTTGAAATATTCCTTGATACGCGGTCATGGTTATCTTTCAAAGCGGGATACAAGTAAGGTTGCGCAGGCTGACCATACATTTTGTAGAACTCACCTCTTTTAGGAAAGTGGTAAGGTCCTACATTTATTTGGTCTTCATGCACGTACCAGGGACTAGACCGATAAGACACGCTGATTTCTGGCGATATGCCAGAGTGGTTAGCTTGTCCTTTCGGACCCGTTCCAAGCTCGACATAGGCGGCGTGATCTGAGTTTGTAAAGACTTCACTCGATACCTTGTTACCATTCTTTTTCAGATGAACTCTGATGCTATTTCTCAATTCACCCTCATTCGCTGGCGCTCTGAGTTTCGCTTCAGCTTGTACAACTGTTTTGGCAGCATGCAAGACCGCTTGTCCCACTATCTCGTTGCTCTTTGAACCGTATAGCTTACGACATTTAGCGATTAAGCTATCTGCTCCGATTAAACCTGACACGTTCCAACTCCAATACTTGATGCCTGCTGTATACTTTTTTTGAGATAACCCGATACGTGACGTTTGTCTTGCTATCAATACAGACACCGTCTTTGACGTTGATATCCGCATCCTTGCTCGCATTTGCGTTCAAGATATCGTTGACACGGTCACCGTAAATTTCAGATTGAAGTTTGCTAGTAGCTGGCCACAACTCAAGTCGTACTTCTTCAACCTCGTCCGCATATCCCTCTTTAGCGACTCCCTCATTCGTAACGGTTTTCTTGAACCGCCTGAGGTTGTATGGTTTCAGTCTATTTTTTTTCAAAAACATGACCTGCCACCCTTGCTAAGCGATGCATCCGAATACGCTGTAAAAGGCCCGTAGACAAGCCTGACTCACTGTAGGTTACAGATATACCACCTTCGCTCCTAGATTGCTCTCCTTCGCTTCCAGAGCGATTGTAGAGCTCAATTACAAGTTCAGGTAGTAGTCTGTTAAGCGCTGGCGTCAGCTTTTCTCGGTTCGTTTCAGATAAAATGATGTTTTCAGCCCTTAAAAGCAAAGACGAGAGGACTGTTTCGTCACTCTCGCCCGTCAATGATTTTAGTTTTTCAAGTTCCATAAGACCTCCTAATCGTAAGGAGTCGTCTCGTCTCCTTGGGTTTCGGTTTCGTCAATGATCTCGACAACGTCTGCGATATCGACTGAGAACTCACTCTTGAGATTGTGTGACAATTCGTTGAAACGCTCGTCTGTCATCTCAAAAACATCATTCTCATGTCGTCTCACTTTCGCTTGCCAGTCATTGAAGGCTTGTTTTACTCTGACTTTCATGGATCAGACCTCATTTCTTGACTTTCCAGTTAGCAGAATCAGAGTCTGGCGCAGTCGTAGAGTTCGTGATTTCTTTGACTGCAACATAGACTTTGTCTTCATGCGTTACTGTATCGCCTTCTTTGTAGACTGTTCCAGTCTTCCACGCTTTTGCACGGTTCACTGTCTTGCCTTGTGCTGATTTTTTAGCAGCAGGCTTAGAGTCTGCGATTGTGATGATGTACTTTTTGAAGTGTTCAAGAACATACGCTCCAGTGTAGAGCAATTGTTCTACCAATTCACCAAAACGACCAGGTACATTGTCATTGTACTTGGTATTGTCAATTTGGATTGGTGATGTAACGACACCAGGGGCAGCAGCAAGGGCATTAACATTTGGCAAGAACTTAGAAGGTACTTTATAGACTGTGTAGTCATCAAGTTCACCTACATATCCTTTGCCAAGGACTTTCTTGTCTGCGTCACCTTGTGGCAAGCGTACGATTTCGGACTTGATAGCCTTGTAGAAACTTGGAGTGACAAAGAGCAAACGTTCTTTTGTGATTCCAAGCTCATCCAATTTCTCAGAAACATCAAGAACTGCATTGTAAGCGTTGTTCGCTCCTGCTGTTTTGCCCATAACCACGTTATCGCTTACGTTTCCGAGTGCTGCATCAAAACGAAGTTTGTCAAGGTACGGAGCGACTACTTCGGCAGCCTGACGAGCAATTACGTACTCAATATTTACTTGACCATTCGAGTCACGTTCGTCCAATTGGTCAACAAAACGGCCCCAGTATTTTTCTTCTTCAAGAGTGTAGACCTTTTCTTCAACTTCAACGTGGTCAAATTCATTGTCTTTGTTACGTTTGTAGTCTTTAAGCTCGGTTGTGTTGCCTGTTGCGACTGTGAAAGAGCGACCATTTAGGGTTACTGCTTCACTCGATGTTAAGAGTGGTGTTGCGTATGAATTTACTGCAAGAACATCCTCGATAATTCCAAGGTGTTTCTTGCGTGATTCTGCTGTGTTTAATGCTTCAAATGCCATTTATTTTTTACCTCGTTTTTATATTTTTAGCGCAAAAAGTCCTGTTTCCATTTTTCAGTGACTTCTTGCTGATTTGTTGGCGCAGTTTTAATAGGTGCGCTACCCTTCATTCGTTCGGATACACCTTTCTGGACTGCATCCTCCCACGTTTTCTGAATGCTCGCGACTGATTCTGTCACGGCTTCAGCGTTTGATAAATCAACCACGGATACTAATTCGATTGGTAAGTCACGTTCACTTAGCATTGCCTTGGCTTCTGCGGTCAATTCCTTGCGAGCAATAGCCTTTTCACGGTCAGCCAGTTCTTGCTCACGCTGATCCAGTTGATATTTCTGCTTCTCGTCAGCATTCATCTTAGCAAGTTTCTTGGCTTCGTTTTCTTTAGCTTCTTGCTCTGATTTCCACTTGGCAAATTTCTTGTTGATGATTTCGTCAACATCTGCATCAGTGTACTTCTTTTCGTCTTGCGGTTGTTGTGCAGGTTCTGCAGGTACCTTTTGTTCTTCAACCGTTTCGACTTCGACTGTTTGTGTTTCTTCGTTCATTGCGAACCTCCTATTTTTAAAGTCGTCCCCGACTGTATAATTCCATGGCTTTTTACGTCTTCAATGCTCGGACAATATAAAAACCGCATCAAATCTGACACGGTTTATAGCAATTTACAGTAATTTATAGCAGTCTATTCCTGCTAGTCAAGATGTTGGATCACCTCCTAATCTTTAATGGCACGATTTGAAACCTTGGCGTAAACATCCACATAAGTCTCTTTCTTGTCTCCGTTATGCGTGATTTCTGCATAATCTCCACAAGGTTCGCTTGATGTAATTGCGTTCGTACTAACAAGAGCTTTCCAGTTTTGCAGGGTCTTACTAAACCAAACTACAAAGCAATCTTCTGCTTTGATTTCACGACCTGATAAGCGCGAAAATTCTTGTGATGCCAATCGTTTTGCTTTTTCTAACATTTTTATTCCTCCATTTTTTCGTATGTTTCTGCAAAAATATCCGGCTTGCATGGATAAAATTCTCCTTGTACACCTTTGATAATGTAGTCACCTTCTGTTGCAATCATCAATCCTTCAAGTGTTTCTATCTTTAAAACTGGATTATCCAAATCAGCATAATCTACACGAACTGGATCTAATCCTAATTTTGATAACTCCAAAATTGATTCTTCTGTATCTACGAACTGAACCGCCTCAATTACAACTGGTTTCTTTCTGTATTTCATTTTTTTAATCCTTTCTTTACACCTTCAACTATTCCACTGATCACGGCCAGAATAATAAAGATTAACAACAAAAATACCAACCACCCGAAAGCGATTGATACCCATTGCCAAATGAACATGTTTTACTCCTTTCTGAGCACGAAAAAAGCACTTAGATTTCTCTAGGTGCTTTGATTTCTAGCTATACTTATTATTTCTTTCAAAGTTGGTTTTGTCTTTCGTATTTTATCCCATGCTCTCATTTTTACAAAAGTACCCAAATAGATGCCGTTTATCTTTGGCATTTCGTTAGAAAGATTGTATTTCTCTCGAATCTCATCTTTATGACTTTCTACAAATTTACTACGAGGCAAGCAATAAAAGATACCTTCGCCAAAAAAACTTAAATCTTCATCAGATAGTTCAATAAGCTCCTCGGGTTTTACAAAAATAGCTCTATTTACTCTATCTTCGCCCCGAGAAAATGCTTTTTCTACAAATGTTTTATCAAGACCCATTTTCTAGCACCTCCAAGCCGTAAACTAATAGTCCATCTTCGCTTTCTATTTTAGAAACAACGTTATATTTCAAGTTAGGCTTCATCAGATATTCTTTTTCAGGGTTATAATCTGCTAAATCAGCAATATAAGCTCCCGTCTTCTGACCTTTCTTAACAGTAACCTCAAATAATATATTTGCCCCGTCGCCGTCAATGGCAAACTCTTTAGCGTGATTTTTATCCAAACTGAATGAAGTGAAAGCTTTATCCAGCCTGAGAGATTGGCCAACCTCTAAATCCAAATATCCCAAATCTTTGCCTAAAGCAGATATAGACCCACTTCCACGATAGGCCTTAAAGCTTTCTTCCGGCGCAAATTTTGAAATAGCTTTCTCTAAGATTGGAATATTCGACTCAGTATCTTTTACAATATCTAAAGCAAAAGGTAAATCAGCTACATCTCCGTCGTTTTCAAACCAGAACTTTTCACGTATTTTTAAAGCTTCGTCAAGTCCATAGCGTTTTATATTATTGAAATTATGATAATTTTCTGTTGTATAAGAGTAAATAACGCTTCTCTCATCATCTGTAAGTCCATTATACCACTTCTGATAAGATTTTTGTTTCTTAAAGAAGTCGTCTATTTCACTTGGTTTATCAGCTACAAAAACCTTGTCATCCACTTCTGGCTTAGATTCTTTGACATCCTCCTCACCATCTACATACTTGCTATACCAGTCTTTATAAGTCATATCAGCAGGCACGTACTCGACTTTACCCGTTTCGGGATTCCTTGCTCTGCGTTCTAATTTACTGTAATCGATATCGTCATCGTGTGCGATAGTCGTAGACCTGCACCACGGATGCAAAGGCGGATAATTCACACCAGGCTCAGCCTTGTTCGTATCGTAGACCTTATTGTCGTGCTCCTGGCAAATGTGCGATGTGCGCTTATCCAATACTGCTACGAAGCGATACTTTGTGATTTCAGCATCTTCATAGCTAAGAAGTTCCATTTGGTTATGGAAGAACGCTGACTCAGTTCGAATCAAGCGCCTAGCTTTATTTTGACCAACTTCAAATCGTTCAGCTATTACTTGGGAGGTATCCTTGACACTTCGTCCAGTCATGAGACTTACTAGGAGCTCGTCTTTCACGCTTGAAACAAGCGCCCCAGTATTTGACCATATCCTATCCGAATAGGCTTCTCCCGTCCATTTTAGGCCTTGTAGGCGTTTGATTTCTGTTTCAGGTAAATCAGAAAAGCTATAAGCTAGCCCTGTCTGCTGCTGCAAGTCAAAAGTAGCCTTGTAGTAGCTATCCTTCATCAGATCGCTATAAAAAACATCTGAGCCTTTCTTCTCAGAAAGATAGATAGAACTACGCATCAAATCCAAGTCAGCACTTAACCGTTCAAGGCGCTTCATTCGATAAGCATAAGCTGGACTATCTAAATCGGCCAGTAAACGTTGGATATTCGGGTCATTCGGTCTCGCCTCAAGCACCTTACGAAGTTCGTTTAAGCCCTTCTGGTCCTTCATGTTTTTCAAGACTTGTCTAGCATCACGCTCGCTCAACCCATAATCACGCTGAAATTTATCAAAAACCTTGTTGATTTGCTTGTCTAAATAAGCTTTAGATTGCTTGTAAATCTCGTCAAACTTGTCTGCTTGCTTCTCAGCCTTATCCATCTGCTCATAGATGAGATTAGCCTTCCTCTTGGTCCAGTAGTCCTTGTTCTTCATTTGCTCATAGATGAGATTAGCCTTCCTCTTGGTCCAGTAGTCCTTGTTCTTCATTTGCTACCTCATCGTCTGGCTTTGTGTTAACCTGATTAAAGAATGGCGCACGTTCCTTGGCCTTTTCTTTCTCTTCCTCGAGTTCTTCCAATTCAGCGTCAGGATCTTCAACGAATGGCAAGAGAGAAATAAGCTGACGAAGCGATACCTTACCTTCAAGATTATTGATAATCTGTGATAATTCAAGCAAGTTCTTAGGTAATCCACGGCTGAATTGTGGCACGATTGAATGTGCTTCAAGAGCGATCTGCTGCATGCCCAAATAATGAGCGAAGATAGCAATCCGTTGCCTGAGACCTCGCTTGTAGTTCGCTTCTTTCGTCTTAGTAATCATTTCAAGGCCCATCAGCTTGAATTCCATGGCTACGCCTGAACTATTGCCTGCGAAGTTCTCATCTGTTAAATTCGGCACATGGCTGAATGTGTAGATGTCTTCTTTCAAAGCCTTACGCAAAATTTCGGTCGCGTTCTCGTCCAGGGCGTTCTTTAAGAAATCAGCCTTGGCATCTGCTGGTAATTCCAAAAGCCCTTCTTCAGCAAGGATGCTCATTGCTTCTCTAGCATCCTCTAGGTTGTCAGCTAACTGCGCACCATAAAGTACAAGAATAGACTCGACTGCCTGCTCTTTGTCGTTGACACGATTACCCATCAATGAGTTGTAAGCATCAATCAAGCTAATCTGTTGCTCATAATCACCAATCGCAAAGTGATTATTGCGATATTCAATGATTGGGATTTGCCCGAGGTTGTGAGGCTCTACCTGCTCGTTTCGTGTAGTCCCCATACTTGAATCACGCAGCACGATGTGATAGTGCAAGTTCTGAGTAAAGACTTCAGCTTGATACTTAGTCGCATCTTTCGTGTCATCTTTAATTTCGTAGTAGTACACCGCAAACGAGGCCTTGCGTTCGATACTATCATCATAAACGATGAATACATTCTCAGGATCTACGCTGGTCGAATCTAGTTCAGTCAATCCCTCTTTGGCATAGATGTACTCGTAAGCACGCCCATAAATAGCCATGTTCAGAGCATTCTGCGCATCCACTTGGTCAATTTCGGCACCATCAAAAGCCTCAAGCAAAGGCTCAAGGTCGCTATCAGCCGTGTTGTTATACTTGATAGGATTGCCCATGAAATATCCAGTAGACGTGTCTGCTATGTCCTTAGCGTGGTTAGCTACTGTTTTAAAGTTTGGAGCATTCTGATTCCTTCTCGTGTGATTCAAGATAGCATGCTCACCCAAGTAGTATTTTTTCAATTTCTGCAAGTGGCTGCGTTCTTGTGCGTGTTTGCGAATCAGCTTGTAAATCAATTCCTTATTCAAGGATTTTTCATCATATCCATCTCTCGGATAAGTTAAAATCTGATACATTTAATTCCTTTCTAAAAGCCATAGCGTGATTTACGTTTAACTTTAGCTTTCATCTTCAGTTTGTTATTCACGCTTTCGACAATACCTGTCAAAGCGTCCGCTGCGTCATCATGTGCGTTCTTGCCTTCGCGTTGATAGGTCATTAGTTCCTGGTATAATTCTGGCCATCTATGCCGCCAATTGGCGGGGAAATAAATATGCTCCATTGCCCATGTCGCATTCGTTAAAATGCGAGCTTGTTTATTTTGCGACTGATGAAACCAATTAAAAATCGTGTAATGATTGTTATAGTTTGATTGTGTCAATCGTTCAACGTTTCGAGCAAATCCGCGTCCGCCATTGTTGCTTTCGATGTCGCATGTATTTACATCATGTTCCGATAACTTCCTAGCAAGCAACGGTTCGGTGACTTCCATAGGTTCTTTGGTAAACACAACATCAAGAATGTAGACTTCATTATCAGAAGTTACACCATAAATATAGCTCGATAAGTAGTCGCTACCTGTGTCTGCTGTATCTGTATAAGCACCAATCCGCTTAAATTTTGGTTTGATGTCATAAGTTTTAAACTCGCTGTATAATCTACCCTTGATATCAATGGGTTCTTGTTGATAGTTGGCCGAAGCAATATCGGAACCCATAGCTTTGACCTTGCGGAAATAAGACTCTTTGCTCAGAACATCCTCACACAACATAGTGTCTGTTTCTTCATCGTAGGTCCGCATACTGATATGCTTGACGCTATATCCAGATTCGGGCAACTTACTCAAAGCCTTACCTGCTAAATCTTCAGAATGCCAGCGTGTCATAATAATAATGAGCTTGCCGCCTTCTTCCAAACGCGACAGCATGGTATTTGTGAACCACTCCCAATGCCCCTCTAGGATATTCGCATTATTAGCTTCTAGGGCGCTCTTAATCAAGTCATCTATGATAATGACATCCGCACCGAAACCTGTTGCAGTACCACCAGGAGAGGTAGCCAAGTAATTGTTATACCCCTTTTCCAGTGACCAAAGGTTCATAGCTCCATCGCCACGCTTGATTTTGGTATCCGGGAATATGTCAGAAAAGACTGTGATGGAATCGTCTGCCTTTTCTTCCTGAATAGCGTTTCGAACAGATTTTGAAAATACTGTTGACAGTGTATCATTGTATGAGCCTGTCATGATCTTCTTGCTATTGTCGTTTCCTAAAAGCCACTGTACGAACATGCCAGCCGTACGAGATTTTCCGTGACGCGGGCCAATATTGATGATCAACACATTGTGCTCGTCGTCAGACATGAAGTTTTGAAAACTGTCACACAACTGTTTTAGATAGATTCTTTCTGGTTTGTAGAAATCTCCCGCCATAAGTTGGCAATAATAGAAAAAGTCACGTTTAGCAAGAGTCAATTGAGCCTGTCTGCGAATCGCAGCCTTATCCATCATCCACCAACTTTCTGAGTTCTTCAGTTGTCAATCCATCAAAAGGATTATTGACTGATACAGAACCATTATGACTGATTTCCTGTTCTCGTTTATCCCTCCACATGTCAGGCCTGCGGTTTTTGAGCCAAAATATTTGGGCAGTTGTATCCGGCAAAGCGACCTTGTCATTTTCTATCAAGATAATTCTTTCTCGCGTTGGGATAGCTTTAATTGCTGCATCTTTGATTTCTTGACCGGTAGCTTCTGGATTATCTAGTCTGTATCGATTCTCAAACTCTCTCCGCTCTGTCGCAACAACCTCTGGATCTCTATCAACCACCTTTGCCGTCCTCTCTGTATAAGTAAAACCTAAAGCTTTTTTCAAAAGAGCATTTTCAACTTGTCTATCAACAACTTCCTTCCCCTTTTTTAGGGACTCAGAAAATGAAGAAAATTGTTTTTTCCAAACATTCAAAGTCTGTTCAGCAATTCCGATGTTGTGTGCGATTTGTTTATCAGTGAGCCCATCTCTAGCCCATCCTTCAATTAGTGTAAGGCCTTCTTCTGTCAGCCAATAAGTATACTTAGCTATGATGCTCACCACCTTTCAAGTAATCAAAAAAAGCCACACAATGTATGACTTTCACTAGATCCATCATAAGAACAACAGGGCTCGAACATGCAACCAATAGATTAAAAGTCTACCGCTCTACCACTTGAGCTATGTTCTTACTGCAAGCAGACTACAGACTTGCGTGTTAATTAGAAATTACTTTTTTCTTTTTTATTTTTTGTAGTCATTTAAAACCTCTGAGGGAATCAAACCCTCTAGCTTATAACTTACCTAGGATATAAGTAGCTACGCAATCATGCGAGGTCCAGTCGCTCCGCAACCATTTGTAAGTTAATGAGTGATATATGAAACCCCACCCAGAAGATTTAACTCATTCTGGGACACAAACACTCAAAGGAGAGTGTGGGATTCGAACCCACGGAACGCACATAGGCGACCACCCGTCTAGCAAACGGGCGCATTCAACCGGACTCTGCCAACTCTCCATGTTAGGGAAGGCTTACTGCCTTACCCTTAATTCTTGATGATACTATAATAGCACGATTGTTAGACCAGTGCGCTTCAACCTAGTTCACATTAGTTCGCTTTTATCAACTACAACACCCAATTCACGGATTGCATCTTTCTTCTTTTTGTAGAAAGTAGTCTTGCTGCATTGTAAAAATTCAATCATATCATACACGCTTGCTTTCTGAATATACACCATCCTTAAAATTGTTCGACTTGCAGGCTTAGGTATTTTATCAATCAATTTACTGAGCTCAATTCTTCGCTGGATAGCTTCAGCAGTTGCTTGCTTCATGTACTCTTTCAAGGAATCTTGCATGCTAAAAATATCGATGTAACGTTCATCTAATCGAACCTTCTGACCACCTTGAATCTTATCCATGTTCATTTTAGGACTAGAAAGTAAACTAGCTTCAAGATTAGCAAGTTCGTCTATTCGATTCTGTATCTCTTCATCCAAATTCTGTAGTTCATCAAGTAACTCTTTAGCCTTGTTCACTCTCTGTCTCCTTTATGATATAATAATAGTGTGTTAATTATAGCTGAGGCAGAGAATGTCTTGGCTTTTTTTATTACTTGTATTCATTCACCAATGAATCTTTTTGTGCAGTTACTCCTGTTCTGGTTTGAAAGGTAGTTCCTTCCTTGCTTCGCTCATAATGTGAGGATTGTCTGTCGGCAATGTTGCGAAGTATGTCATCGATACTGCTGCTTGACAAAAAATCATTTCATCAAAAACTAGCTGACATAACTCCACCAGACACTCCTCAATATCAAACACCTCGTTATCGTCTTCACTATCCATTTGCTCTTCATAAAATTCTGCAATTTCACAAGCTTTTCTGTACAATTTACCTGCAAACTCTCTTTTCATTTCTTCCATCACTCCACCTCCTGAACTTTCCATCCAAGGATATTTGCGATCTCTTGGGCTTCTTCCTTTGTATCGAATTTCTTGACATACTCCATCGTACCAGGTTGTTCATCAACTAGTATGACAATTTCAATATCTTCTTGACATTTTTTAAAAATACAAATGATTGCCATCTGTCACTACATACTTTGTTTCCTGAATATCGTAGCCGTCAAGCCAAGCACGAGCGAAAACATCTCTGTTTTCATTGATCCAAGATTTTATTTTTTCTCCCACAATACCCTCTTTGAAAATATAGTACATAACACGATACACATCATCGCTAGGTGCTATCTCTTCATAGTATCCTGAAGTATTTCTGAATTTAAAACCATTTCTTTTTACATTGGCAATCCAATCCGCCACAAACTGCGGAATGGTAACTTTCTCACGTTCAACCACACCCTCAAATTTTCCTTGCTCGTAGCCTTCACGCCATTTTGCATGACTAAAATCTTGCTCAAATTCACCCATGATGGCCTTTAGCCAAACTTCACGATCATGCAGTGGCAATTCTCGCAATCTTGCTAGTATATTCTTGACATAACGAGGCGCTTCGTCTGCGTGACCCATTTCTGGTTCGTCTAGTTGTTCAATTGATTCCAATATCCAATTTCTATTAATTGTGATTGTATCTGCGATAGGCCCCTCTGTATAAGGCAAATCCTCGATACGTTTAATCAGTTCCTGTTTACGCATTTTTCTACCTCCAATTCCTTTTCTAAAGTAGTTTTATTTGTTTTTCATAATCATTAAGTCTCTGTTGAGCAAGGTTAAAGATGCCTTTGTCAAGCTCGCAACCAACATACTCAAAACCTAACTCCTGACAAGCAATCAAGCTACTTGCTGAACCGACATGAGTATCAAGAATCTTATCTCCGTCTTTTGCGTAGTTCTGAAGTAACCAGAAATAAAGATTTATCGGTTTTTGTGTTGGATGGATTCTAACTTCATTCAAGGCCTTATTTCCTTGTTGTATATGACCTTCAGAGATTGATTTACCTTGCATCATACCATTCCACATATAGCGAAATAGTCGCGTGCTATCATGCAAACTGGAGTACGCTAACTCACAATCTGAAAAACTTGAATGTGTATTAACTTTGTCCCAAACAATACGACCAGGACCAAAAGAGTAGTTGAAGTAGTTAACACCCCAAATAATTTGATTTTTTGAAACTCTAAATAATTCATCAAAATAATCTTTCCCTGGAACTTCCCATTTAGTTGTTTTGCCATACAATCTATGGACTCCTATAGGACTGATTTTGTTCCCATAAAATTCTCTTTGTTCTGGGCCAGAAAAGTATGGTGGATCTACAATAGCTAAATCAAAATAGTTATCAGGATATTTTTTCATGACATCGATGCAATCTTCATTAAGAAATAATTTCAAGTTCTCACCTCATCCATCTTAACTTTATACATTCGATTCCCTCGATACTTGCTTTCAAGCTGATTCTTGCATTTGGCAGCATCACCCACTTTCTTAAAGAAGCGAGTTTCGTCTACCATGTTGTCAAAATATAGTGTTACTGTATATGACATTTCTTCTCCTTTATTTATTAAAAAGTATGCTTATTTTGTGAATATTTTTCACACGGTTACAGGTTACATCACTTTTTGAAAAACATATTTTATAAAAAACAAGAATGCTGTTATATCAACGTTTATAGCACTTGCTATTTTTACTTATTAAATATTTTATATAAATGATGTAACCTTACTAATAGACACTCCAAAACCTCAGTAGTATCAAGGGTTTAAGAGGGTTACATCACTTTTTTTAAAATTTTATCAAAAACAGCACTCAAACCGTTGATATAATTGACTTTTCCTGTGGTTACATCAATGATGTAACCTGATGTAACCGAAACATGATTTTTGACCGTTTTTTGCCTAAAAGGTTACATCATTTTTACTAAGGTTACATCACTTCTGTTTGTATATTTTTTCTAAAATATGCACGTAGTGTCTTCCCTTTAACCTTCTTTATTTTGTATTCCCAATCCTGATTATTGTCCATAATCAACTTGATCTTCCTAGCAATCTTTTCACCTCTCGCGCTATCGATATCAAAGACATTCTTTAATATCTGTTTGGCAGACACACTCGATTGAAGCTTCACACCTTCATATAGCAGACCGGACTCATTGCGATAGCTACCATCATTGAAGTAGCACCAGGTATATTGATGTTGCTGAGTGACTGAAAAGTCTTCCCATTCTTCTGGGACTAGCATTTCAAGATAATCGTAGACCTGTGATTCTGCCTCATCTTTATAAGTGAAGCGTTCCTTATAGATTGCCAGCTCATCTTCGAAATCATTATCAAAGGTAAGCGTGAAACCTTTTTTGTAAATAGCAACTGCTTCACCCCAAAGCTGGAGTACATCATTATCCGTCATGTCGAATGGCTTGACAAACTGTTGGCCTGCATCCACCAGCACAGGTAGAAAGCGCCGTTCACCAGTCTTATCGCCTAGGTATTCGATTTTATTACTAGTTCTAGCAATAACAAAGTTTTTCGGAAATTTCTCAGACCTTCGACCGTAGGATCTACGGAAAGAAAGTTCTGTTTTAGTCACGAAAGCTTTTAACTCATCAAAAGTGGTCTTCCTGGAAGCAACCATCTCGTCGTCGTTAACGATTAGTGATTTCAGCATAATTTCATAGTTATCTTTGTCCATAAAATCCTTAGCTGAATCTGTATACCAATCGACGGCTATTTTTTGCAAGAAAGTGGTCTTTCCAGCCCCTTGGCCACCGACAAGATCCAGTGTGTAGTCAAATTTAACCCATGGATTAAAAACCTTAGAGACTGCCCCTACAAAGAACATTTCAGCGATTTTCTGGACATAGATACTGTCTTCTGCACCCAACCAAGTTTGAAAGACCTGGGCAAGTCGTTCTTTATGGTCCCAGGACTCATAGGCATTTTCCATGTATTCTTTGACCGGATTATAGGTTTTTTCTGCAAAGAACGCTTCGATGCCATCTCTTAATGCTCCGGCTTTAAAGACTGTTTTGAAGTGATTCTCCAAATATACGCTTAGGTAGGATTCAAAGGCTGAAGGTAGCTGCCCCTTTCTCAACTGGATAGCATCCAGTTTGACATCCTCCACAATTTCATGTTCTCCAGTAAACTCATTGTGCCGGAGAAAATCATTGAGCTTACTGTCACTTTTCATGGCAAGTAGTACATTTCTAGGACTGTCAGCCACAATAGATTCAATTTCAATCTGTTCGCCTTCTTCATTTAAGATTTTTTTCTTTCTGCGTGAAAATTGCTTAATTGAAATATTCGTAACATCACCTATTATGGCCACCCCCCCTCATATGTTTCTTGATCATGGATTCGACAGTCCTACTTAATTCTTTGTGACTAAGAGGTTCTACTGAATTGTTATTGGCTGTTTCTGCTAGTTGCAGTATACAGTTCGGTTCTACTGACCTGCTCAAGAGTCCGCCTACAAATTTTGCAAGTGTATCATTTCTGCTGCCTTCATCGCCGAAGCCTAGGACAACCATTTCAAATAATTCGGTTGTTCTGTTTCGTTTGCCAGCACCTTTGCTGATTTGATAGTAGATATTATCCAGATCGCTACCAGAGTTCTTTTTGTTGTATTCCTTCTTAATGGCCATAACAAGAGATCGACTAGCAGTGACCATAGTGCCACCCTCTTTAGATTTTTCTAAGTCCCAGGCATATTCTCCTTTTGGGGTCTTAGATGGAGCAACTAAAACATAGTTATTTGGATGCGCCTTGATGTCGACGCCAGGTAGAAAGCCTATCATTTGAGTCATGGTCACGTCTGGATGCTTAAAGTAAAAGATATGTTTTCCACCACTTGCAGTTCTTGCCTGCAGCGTTGGAGTTATCAAATTCAGATGCTCCCAATTTGCCAAGCTCTCGTATCCGTTATGCTTACCGTGTAAGTCAATATCGATTACGAAGAATTTGTCAGTCCGGACAGCAATGTTGCTATCCGGATACTGACTCCAAAAATCCTCAATTTCTTGCGCAGTCATAGCTGGTTTATCAGCAAATTTGATCATCGGTTGCTTATTTGAAGGACTAATAGGAATAACCGAAAATCCTTTTTTTTGATAAGCCAAGGCATGTTCTTTCATTCCCATTTAGTAACTCCTTAGAATGGTAAATCGTCGTCTTGAATATCCATCGGGTTGTCATTCCCAAATGTATCATTCGAACTTTGTTGATTACGACTTTCCAACATTTGGAAATTCTCAGCCACGACTTCTGTCACGTAGACACGTTGTCCTTGCTGGTTATCGTAACTACGAGTCTGGATACGACCTGTGATCCCGATAAGAGAGCCTTTTTTAGCCCAGTTAGCAAGATTTTCAGCCTGTTGGCGCCACATAACGACATTGATGAAATCAGCCTCACGTTCGCCATTTTGACTCTTGAATGTACGGTTTACTGCAAGAGTAAAAGTCGCAACTGCTACATTTGATGGGGTA